TCATCAACCACTTCTAGGTCACCGATTCGATTTAATAATTCTACTAATTCTGATTTATTTCTGATGAAAGGAATATTTCCTGAAGTTTCTAATTTTAGGCCTATCAAGTGAAATCTTTTACCTGTTTTTCCTTCGAATGGCATTTTAGGATTCAAGACAAGTAATGTCGTAAGAGTAGCTGTAGGTTTGTTTCCCTTATACCTAAATGATATAATGTCCCCGGCTCGAACAGAACTCCATTTGTAGATTTGTTTAGCCACTTATATCCCTTGTGATTCCCATTTCTTTACAGGCTTCCATAAACTCGTATTTAGAAAACTCTTTAGCATTTTCAACGTCTAATCTTCTTGTGTGATTATCATATTTTGATTGGTCTTCTTGAGGTACATCAACTACAGCAGCATATTTCCATACATAGTTTTCAGTTCTTGCATCGAAACTAGCTTCTTCTGTTTTCTTTTCATCAGGAACATCAGGAAATATGATTCCCTTTTCTCCCATATTAATGACAGCAGGGAACCAAACAATGTTTCTATCTTTGTCTTCGAATTGTAATTCCTGTACGAGTCTAGGAGACTTTTTAAGATTATCCATTAATTGTAGTCCTCCTATTTCATATCTTGAATCACTCATAAATCCACATTTGAAACATAAGAAAGAACTATAATTTTCTTGTACATCTTCAAAACATCTATCTGTATCATAACATACAGGACAATCTATTACTTTTTCCATATTATACTCTCTTTAATTTGGGTAGTTTCATTTCAGGTGTAGGTGGTTTTGTATCACCCGTATCACCCTTTGCTCCACTTGCTCCTACTTTTTTCAACTTAGGTAGTTCAAGTTTAACTTCTTTAGGAAACTCAGGAACATATTTGTCAAGTAATACACCTAAGTCTTTTGTCATTTGTTTTAACGAGAACTTCGACTTATTTACCATAGTCAATTTTTCAGCATTTATTTTGTATTTTTTATAATTAGCAAATACATTTCTCATAACAGCTGAGGTTTGTTGATAGTTAGCAGTAAACCATTTAGCTCCATTTATGTGCATATCCTTTGGAAATGACTCCTTAGGAACATCAGTTAAGTGTCCTTGTAAAAGTATAGCTAAATCTTTAGGTAAAAAGTCTTTGTGTCCACTCCAATCACTAGCTATAACAGGTTTCTTTGACATAGTTGACTCTAATAAAGGTCTTCCGAATCCTTCACCGTGAGTTAAATTTATATGAGCTTTTACTTTAGGATGATTATATAGTTCATTCATTTGTTCATCAGAAAAATCACCGTGCATTAAATACAC